CGTACAGATAGGTCCATATGAACCACGTATCGTGGATCAGGATGGAGAATCTGGGGCGAGTTAAGCCAGATATCTGCGGTTTCAAGCGATGACTCAAATGTCTTTGCGTAGGGGATCCCCCTCGCAGTCCTTTGCTCGACTATTTGCTGTAAGACAGCGTGGCCGAATAGTTTGAACTTGAAGTCGCCATATCTCCTGAAGTCGGCCTTCTTTGGAGAAGACCGTCGGGATGCCTTGTCGGCGGCGAGGGACATGATGGTCAAAACCATCTTTGTTCCAGGCTCGCCCATTAGGATCCCCTTCTTGGTCAGGAGTTTCCCGGTGGAAGGATCTTTGTTAGCCTCTGCCACGGAGTCCCAGACTCTACGGTAGGCTGCAAATTTCTTTGCTCTTTTAATCTCAGTGTTTGTGGCCGGCTCTGGGCCGCCCATACAGCTGGGATATAAGAGTTCCCTCGGTGAACAAAGTAACATGAAGGCTGCATTGAGGTAATTCCATATGGAATGGCTCTCACCTAAGCCCACGCCGTCGGCAAACCCTTGCAGGGCTCGTACGCCGGCCTCATGTGAAATGTGATCCGTTGCCGCTTCTAGATCAGAGGAACTTTGGCAGTATGCCAAGCCTCCGTCTGGATATGCACAGTGACCGCTGGTCTCTTGTGCCGCAACGCCCAAATCTCTCCAATAGTCTTCTGCACAGTGCCGTCCCCAGGACCTTTCTAAGGCCCAGAGGTGGTCCGTACCACTCATGCTTGTTCGACAACCAGGGTGGAACTGCAGAAGTTCTTTGTAGAGATGACCAAAAGGAGAAAGGAAGACAGTGAGCCAGACTGGCGACTTGGTCGCCACGCGGCTCTTGACTCCCGGTTCTCCAATTGGAACGACCTCAATCTGGGGGTGCGGGTTCCCCGCAGCGCACCAGGATTGATATTCGTTTACCGACCATAGGAATATTAGCTTTCCAAGTCTGGCGTCCACGCCAGCTTGCATAGATAATGCTTCTTCCACATCTCCGTTTGTAACGAGGAGTGGGAGCCTTTGTCGGAATTCATCGGCCTTCAGTGGTTCTGTAAGGTAGGCAATTTGCCAAATCTTACATCCGAAGTGTTCTTCATAGGCAATTCTATTGCCCATGGGGTCAAACATCGATCCACTTTTAACTTCAAAGGGGAGATTTCCAATCTCCTCATGAAGGAAGTCACCGAACTCATTCCAGCAGATAGCCCACTTGCCAAATTCTCCTCTGGAGTATTCTAAGCAGGCACTGTTGGAAAGTGAAACGTGTGAGACTGGCTT